AGGGCTACGAGATCCAGTACCCGGGAGACCCCAACGCAGCGCCTGAAATGGTCTATCACTGCCGCTGTAAGGTGACCGGGGCGCTTGTAAAGTACCCCCGGCAGAACGCTATGCGGCGGGACAACACGACAAAAGAGGTCACATCTGACCTGACCTATACCGAGTGGTACAAAGCAAAGGGTGGCACTGAAAAAGAGCAGATGTGGTGGGAGGAAGAACGAAAGCGCAGAAAGGAGAGTACCAAGAATGAGTAAACGTGGCTCTGGAAGTTCCACAAGGGCAAGTGGTGGGAAAACTACGCTTGATGAATTTCTTGCAAAGCGCGGTTTAAGTTCGCCTATCAGCGACTATATGGATGATAAACTGCGTATCCCTCATGGCTTGACACGCAGACAGACCGAGAAAATGCAAAAAGAAGCCCATGAAGCCGCTGCACAATATTCCGCAAAAAGAGAAGCTGCTATTGCAGAATACAAAGCGGGCGTTGCATCTGGCGCAATCAAAGAAAAAAGCCGTGTTGAAGTTTTGATGGGCAAGGCAAAGGGGCATCCCGACAACCCATCAACGCAGGCCGCACGCCGTGCGCTGGAAAAACGTGGTTACAACTGGAAAACAGGACGAAAGCTCAAGAAAAAGTAAGGTTTGGAGGGATGAACCGTGATTCTGCCGATGGAAAACACCGAGAAAATGATTTTTCCAGGCGTGGGCAAGTATGGCATCCCTGAAATCAAGCCAGAAACGGACATCCGCATTGACAAGCTGGAATGGATCCCGGTCAATTATGCGCTGACCGCCAAAGACAAGGCCACAAAAGGCGTGCATTTTTACAAGGACGATTACCAGTTTGAACGGTTCTGGAATAACCCAGACAAATACATTCCCCTTTTGCAGCAGTTCGGCGCGGTATGTTCGCCGGATTTTTCCTTGTACAGTGATATGCCGCTTGCGGTGCAGCTTTTCATGCACTACAAAAAGCACTGGCTTGCCGCATACTGGCAGGCGCACGGAATCCGCGTCATTCCAACGCTCTGCTGGTGCGGAGAGCAAAGCTATGACTGGTGCTTTGACGGAGAGCCCAGAAACGCCATCGTGAGCATTTCGAGCCACGGCACACAGTCTGACCCATACGAAGCAGAATGCTTTGCTAAGCACTGCCGTAAGGCGCTGGAAGTGCTGCAACCGAGCGGCATCTTGTGGTACGGCAAATGCCCGGCGGAGTTTGACTGGAATGTCACAAAAATTAAGCCATTTCAATACGAAAGGAGGCACTACCGTGAGTAAAAGAGGTTCTGGCAGTTCCGCGAGAGCGGGCGGCGGCGGCGGAGCTGCCGCAAAAGAAAAAGAGCTTTTTACTGTTGGAAAAGACGGTGTGCGGACATACGATGATTCGGAGAAAGAACCCGGAAAAGAGTGGATGCTTTCTAAGCATAGTACCGAAGCTATGAAAGAATTTAGAAGCCTGAGCGATGTTCATTGTGAGTGGAATAAAGGATTTGACGTGCTTGAGGGCGATAAAAAGCCTGTAAGCATGAAAAGAAGCCAGCAGTGGGACTATCTGAAAAACCACAACATAAACTCTTTTATTCTCAGAGTTCCAGAGGGACAAACGAAAAGAGCGCTCAAGCAAATGGAAGACTACGGCTATCACGTTGTCGCAAAACTGGCATCAAATTCAAAAGACAAGCGCATTTTTGACGATAACGAATTTTATATGTCCAAAAAGAAAATGCAGCGGCTTGGTCTGGATTTCAAGGTAGAAACTTATTGGAAAAAAGGATGGAAAGGCTGATGCAGGGTGAAATTTAATTATGACATTAAATTCACTGACAACACCCCGCAGCTGCTTGAAGCGCTGGAAGCGTGGGTGGAGCGGGTGCTGACCATCTGGGGCATGAAGGTGCAGGACTACGCGCAGCTTCTTGTGCCCACCGGAACGGCAGACAGCACCGGCATAGAGGGCTATGTTGGCGGCGCGCTGAAAGCATCCCTTACCTACGTTGTATCTGCGGCGCAAAAGACCGTGACCATCGGCTCAAACCTGTTTTACAGCGTCTATGTGGAGTTGGGCACCGGTATTTTTGCAGAGAAGGGCAACGGACGCAAAACGCCGTGGGTCTGGCAAGACTTCAACGGCAAGTGGCACTTTACCCGTGGCATGGCTCCCCGCCCCTTCCTGCGCCCGGCGGTGGAAAATCATATCAAAGAACTGCAAGAGATTGCAGTAGAGGAAGGAAACAAGGAGGCATAAAAACATGACAGAACTTGAAACTTTGAGTGCACGGCTTGAAGCTGCTGCTAAAAGGCAGATGGAAGCTGATGAAGCATATCACAAAGCCGCCGAAGAGGTGGAAAGCATAAAGGCAGAAATGGTGAGAGTAAAAAACAAGCGAGAAAAAGAACTTCAAACAATTTGCTTGGGGTATCTTCTCTACCTCTAAAATTTAATACCTAGCGGTTGGCGCACAGCGTCAGCCGATTTTTTATGCCGTTTTCGCACAACTGGCAGAGCATCCGGCTCATAACCGGGTAGTTGCAGGTTCGACCCCTGCAAGCGGCACCACACCGGCAGCACGTCCGGAAAAATAACCTGATTGCCAAGCATGGCAGCCCAAGCAAGGGCAGAAAGGACACACACATGGCACTCAAAAGAGCAGATATCCGCAAGATTCTGGAAAACGCCGAAACCTCCAACGATGACAAGGCAAAAGCCATTCTGGACGCCTTGCACGAGGAGACCGATGCCCTCCGGGACGAGCTGGATACCGAGAAAAACGCCCGCGTTGCAGCGGAAAAGGAACGGGACGCAGCCAACAGCGGTAAGCAGACCGCAGAGCAGGCGCTGACCGACTACAAGACCCAGCAGACCGCAAAGGAATCAAGAGCCGCCAAGGAATCAAAGTTCCGGGAGCAGCTCAAGGCCGCAGGCGTGCTGGAAAAGTACTTTGACCGCATTGTGCGCTTGTCCGGCGAGGACATCGACAAGATGGAACTGGACAGCAAGGGCAACGTGAAGAACGCGGACAAGCTGGCTGAGAGCCTGAAAACCGATTGGAGCGACTATGTGGGCAGCACCACCACCAAGGGCGCACAGGTGGACAACCCGCCCGCAAACACCGGCTCCAAAATGACCAAAGAACAAATCATCAACATCAAAGACGCAACCGAGCGTCAGGCAGCCATCGCGGCAAATCCTGAAGCGTTCGGACTTGCAGCAAAGGAGTAACACATGGCAGCACCCGAAAATCTGACTACCGCATCTCAGATTACCACCACTATCCGCGAAATCGACTTCGTGACCCAGTTCCAGAAGAATTGGGACGCGCTGCGCACCATTCTGGGCATCTCGCGCCCCATCCGCAAGGCACCCGGCACTAGGCTGGTATCCTACAAAGCCACCGTTGACGGCGGCCTGCAGGGCGGCACCGCTGTGGGCGAGGGCGAGGACATCCCACTGACCAAGACCAAGGTCGAGCCTGTGACCTATGCCGACATCGAACTTGGCAAGTGGGCTAAGGCCGTTTCCATCGAAGCCGTCACCAAGTACGGCGCAGAAGTGGCCGTGGATCGCACCAATATCGCTTTCCGTAACGAGCTTCAGAAGAAGGTTCTGACCGACTTCTACACCTTCCTCAAGACCGGCAAGCTGGTCGGCACGCAGAAGACCTGGCAGCGTGCGCTGGCTATCGCAAAGGGCGCAGTCCTGAAGCGCTTTGCAAACGACAATCTGGACGTGACCGAGGTCGTGGGCTTTGCCAACATCATGGACTTCTACGACTATCTGGGTGACAAGGAAATCACCGTTCAGACCGAGTTTGGTCTGAACTATGTGAAGAACTTCCTCGGCTACAGCACCCTGTTCCTTCTGCCTGACGCTTTCATCGAGCAGAAGAAGGTGATTGCCGTCCCTGTGGAAAACATCGACCTGTACTACGTTGACCCCGCAGACCGCGACTACGCCACCATGGGCGCAAACTACACCGTTTCCGGTGAGACCAATCTGCTGGGCTATCACACCGAGTACAACTACAAGAACGCCACCACCACCAACTACGCCATCATGGGCATGAAGCTGT